ATTGAGTCACACCCTGCAATTCAAGAGGCAAAAGAACAAGCCCGCCAATTGAAACAGATGCAGACTATCAATCGCTTACAACAATCTTTTCCTGACTTTCAAAGTACAGTTGCTGACCCTGAGTTTGCAGAATGGGTTAAGTCTTCACCAGTTCGTTTGCGTCTATACGCAGCGGCTGATGCAGAGTTTGACTATGATTCCGCAGCAGAGTTACTAACTACTTGGAAATATGTAAAGCCTGCTAAACAGCAGACAGAACAGATTGCAGAGATTGCGCCAGAGGTTCAACAGGCACAGAAGACTGCAGTTAAATCTGCTACTGTAGACGTAGGAAGTACAGCAGGATCAGCACCATCTTCAAAAATTTATAGAAGGGCAGATTTGATCCGTCTAAACTTGGAAGACCCAGATCGGTACGAAGCACTCCAGCCGGAGATTATGCGGGCATACCAAGAGGGTCGAGTTCGTTAAAATTAATTTTATTTAGGAGATTTACAAATGGCACTTTCAGGAACCAAATGGGGTACGGGTGATGCCGTAACCAAAGCAGCAGTAGATACCGCAGGTTTTGTACCCGAGGTATGGTCTGACGAAATCGTTGCAGCTTACAAGAAAAACCTCGTAGCTGCTAATCTTATCAAGAAGCTAAACTTCAAAGGCAAGAAGGGCGATAAAGTTTATTTCCCTGCTCCTGCTCGTGGAACCGCTACTGCTAAATCAGTTGAGACTCTGGTTACTCTCCAGGGAACCTCCGGTACGGCTAAGTCTGTTAGCATTGACCAGCACTTTGAGTACAGCCGTCTGATCGAAGACCTCGCAGAAGTTCAGGCATCTGCTTCTATGCGCCGTTTCTATACTGATGACGCAGGCTACGCTCTGGCTGCTCAGACTGACACCAGCGTTATTCGTCTTGGTCGTGGCGCTCAGGGCGGTGACGGCACTGCTGCTTATGACAAAGCATATCTCGGTGGTAACGGCACAACTCTGTATGTTGACGGTACTAACGTAGGTACGGCTCTGACTGACGAAGGCTTCCGCCGTTCCATCCAGCGTCTTGATGACAACGATGTTCCGATGGATATGCGTTACTTCATCATTCCTCCTGCAACCCGCAACACGATGATGGGTCTGGCTCGTTTCACTGAGCAGGCTTTCACTGGTGAGGCAGGCGGCAGCAACACCATCCGTAACGGTCAGATTGGTGACATCTATGGCGTTAAAGTGTTTGTTACGACAAATGCTGACACGGCTACCACCAACACGACTCGTATCGCTCTTCTGTTCCATCCTGAGTTTGGTGTTCTGGTTGAGCAGTTGGGTGCTCGTGTTCAGACCCAGTACAAGCAAGAGTACCTTGCTACGCTGCTGACCGCTGACACGCTGTACGGTGTTGGTGAGTTGCGTGATACTTCCGCAGTTGCTATCGCAGTACCTGCCTAATCAACTTAAACACGGGGTTGGCTTAGGCTGACCCCACTTAACTATTTAAGGAGATTATAAATGGCAAACGCAACAGCAGTAGTAGTTGTTAAAAATGGTCGTGAGCAGTTCCAAGGCATCTTTGATCGTGTCTTTGAAGTTCGTGCCACGATTAACGTAGATGATATTGCCGATGCTGCTGGCGATAACGACACCATTGCAGTTCCTGGTGTTGCTCTTGGCGACATGGTTCTTGGTATTTCGCTTGGAGTTGACGTTGCTGGTCTAACCGTAACTGGTTGGGTTTCTGCAGCAGACGTAGTAACTATCCGCTTCCAAAACGAAAGTGGTGGTTCAGTCAATCTGGCTGAAACGACTATCAAGGTTCTGGTAGGCCGTCCAGGCTGGTAATAAAAACCTAATGGTTTCCCTCTCACAAGGAGGGTTTTCTTAGTACATTGATACAGTGTCTTAAGAAAACTAAGGAGACAAAATGGTTCCTCGCTGCTATCCTTCCTCATACGCTACAGCCAATGGTAAAACCAAGATGGTTGTAGAAGTTATTGGTAGTACCACTGGTCTAGTTCGTTGGAAAGATTATATTCCTGTACAAGATACTAGTCCGTATGTTGCTAATAGTTATAATAATGATGGTGCTATTGAGCTTGATGTTTTAGTAAGCACTACAGGTCTCCAAGCAGGCAAAGACTATATTAAAGTCTATGCAGATGCTGCAGCAACTAAGCCTTGGCAAGTCTCTTCTGACGGCTATATTCCAGTTTCTATTCCAGCATAAGGTTGAATTATGAAGTTCGAGCACGTTGATCCAGCAGTAAAGGCAACAGGAGATGCCTTATCAATTGTAACAGTTATAGGCACTTTAGCAGATATTCTTCCTGCTATTGCTGCACTCTTAACTATTGTATGGACTTGCTTTAGGATCTACGAACTTGATACCATTCAGAAGTGGCTAGGTAAAAAGAAATGACAAGAAAAGTAAGTGTTTGTGTTACTAAAAGTGATGCAACAAAAGTTACTTTATTTACAGTTCCGGCTAAGAATACTGGTCTATGGAATGTCATGTACATTATTAGTTTAACAGGTACAGAGACTCCTAAAGTTTATTGGTATGATGATTCTACTAATACTGAATACTTTATTATTGGTGGTAAGAACTTAGGGGCTGGTGATTATATTCTTCTTGCTGATAAAGAAGTAGTATTACAAGCTGGTGATGAAATTAGAGTTCAGAATACAGGCACAAGCAGTGTAACTTATTTAGCAACAATTGATTTAGTTCCAGAGATGGCAATTCAATACCATAGTTAAAGGAGAAAATTATGCCAATGGTCGGAGAGAAGAAGTTTCCTTACACAGCTAAGGGCAAGAAAGAGGCTAAAGAGTACGGTAAGAAACAAGGCATGAAGCCTATGAGCAAACCGATGAAAAAGACTGCAGGTCGTGGTCGATAATGCCTCTTAAGCAAGGCTACTCTAAAAAGACTGTATCAGAGAACATCCGTAAAGAGATGAAGTCTGGTAAGCCCCAGAAGCAGGCTATTGCCATTGCTCTTTCAACTGCTCGTAAAGCTAAGAAAAAGGATAAGAAATGAAACCAGGACTCTACGCTAACATTAACGCAAAGCGCAAGCGTATCGCTGAAGGATCTGGCGAGAAGATGCGTAAGCCTGGCTCTAAAGGTGCTCCTACAGCCAAGGCTTTTAAAGAATCTGCTAAGACTGCGAAGAAAAAGAAATGAACTTTTGGGTTGGTATCGTCTTCTTCTGTGTTAATCCACAGGAGTGTTTCTTTTATAAACCAGACCAAGTGTTCTCTAGCCAACAGGCTTGCTTTAAAGCAGTAGGTTCTTTTCATACAAAGGCTGAAGAGGCTGGTGCTAGTTTAGTTAGATCTAATTGCCTGTATGTTCAGGTAGGAAAGACAGTAAATGGTAAAGAAAGTATATCAAAACCCTGAAGGTGGTTTGAACGCTAAAGGTAGAGCATACTTCAAGAACAAAGAAGGTGCTAACCTAAAGCCTCCAGTCTCTGCTAAAGAGGCCGCTAAGTCGCCTAAGAAAGCTGCTAGGCGTAAGTCTTTCTGTGCTCGTATGTCTGGTGTTCCTGGTCCTATGAAGGATGAAAAAGGTAGGCCAACTCGTAAGGCACTTGCACTAAGAAAATGGGATTGTTAAATGTCATTTGATCGTGGCGATTCAACTGCTATTGCTGGTAAAACTTCTGTCCTAGCTATTGAGGCAGGAGGTACTAATGCGTCTACAGTAGAAGATGCAAGAACTAACTTAGGTTTAGGAACTGCTGCTACAACAGACAGCACCGCCTACGCTCCTGCTGCTCAGGGAGTAACTAATGGTAATTCACATGACCATAATGGAGGAGATGGCGGTCAGATTGCTTACAGCAGTCTTTCTGGTACTCCTTCGTTAGGAACTATCGCTTCTCAAGACGCTAATAACGTCAGCATTACTGGAGGATCTGTCACAGGTATTACAGACCTAGCTGTAGCAGATGGTGGAACTGGTGCGTCAACTTTAACTGGATATGTTAAAGGCAATGGCACTAGCGCATTTACTGCGTCTGCCACAATTCCAAATACAGATATAACTGGGTTAGGCACAATGTCTACCCAAGCATCTAGCAATGTAAGCATCACTGGTGGTTCAATCACTGGCATTACAGACCTAGCAGTAGCGGACGGAGGAACTGGAGCATCTACAGCACAAAATGCTCGTATTAATTTATTGCCTACTTATACAGGAAATGCTACTAAAGTTCTAGCAGTTAATACTGGAGCAACTGATGTAGAATGGACTACTGCCGGATCTGGTTCTGGAGATGTTGTTGGCCCTGCATCCGCAACCGATAATGCCGTTGCTAGGTTTGATGGAACAACCGGAAAGTTAATTCAGAATTCTGCTGTTACTGTTGCAGATACAACAGGAACTATTACAACTGGTGGATCAGTTTTAACCGCAGACGGTACTGTAAGCGCACCAGCATTTGCTCCTTCCGCAGACACCAACACCGGAATCTTTTTCCCTGCTGCTGACACCATAGCCTTTGCAGAGGGTGGTGTTGAGTCAATGAGGATTGATTCTAGCGGTGATGTGGGGATTGGTACAACCGCACCCGCAACACTTCTTCATGTAAGTGGAAGTTCAACAACCGCAATTAGTCGTTTGGCAAGCACAAGCAACGGCGCAACTACTTTTGATGGGTCTGGGGCTGGTTTGGAGTTGCTTGCCAATGGAATGAATACAACTAATAAATACACTCCGGCAATTAAATTTGGAGCAACTGATCCAGACTTTACAACAACAAATCCAAAATTTGGCGCATCTATTTTAGCTACCGCTGCTCAGACTTATACGTCAGACACAACTGGCGGCATGAATTTGGAGTTTTGGACAGCGCCAATTAATCCTGGAACCGGTAGTGGTTTGATTGAGCGTATGCGTATCGACTCCAGCGGTAATGTGGGGATTGGTACAAGTTCGCCAACTATAAAGTTAGATGTTGTTGGAGGCACTACAAGCGGTGCTATAGATAACGCACTTTTATTGCTAGGCGGCGTTACAGGTGTTGCTGGTTCTGGGGCGGCACTTTATTTGTCTGGTGGTAGCGGTGTATCTAGAGCAGTTGCAATTGCTGGTATTAATACGGGTGGGGCAGCTAATGCCCATGCCATGACGTTCTCAACATCCGCATCTTCTGCCGCGCCTACAGAACGTATGCGTATCGACTCTAGCGGTAATGTGGGGATTGGTACTGCGGCTGCCTCTCGATTGTTACACGCTCAAAGCACTACGGCAACAACAAACGCAGTTACACAAGTTCTTCGTGTAGATAGTCAATCTTCAGGTACACCTGCAAATGGTATTGGCGTTGGCATAGAGTTTGCTACCGAAACTGCTGCTGGCAATACAGAAGTTGGTGCAGTAATTGAGGCAATCACAACCGATGTAACATCTACATCTGAGGACTTTGATCTTTCTTTTAAGACGATGGCTGCTGGTGCGGTCGCTGCGGAACGAATGAGGGTGACTTCTACTGGTAATCTCCAGTTCAACTCAGGCTACGGTTCAGTTGCCACCGCATATGGTTGCCGTGCATGGGTAAACTTTGATGGAACCGGTACACCGGCTATTCGTGCTAGTGGAAATGTAACCAGCATTACTGATAATAATGTAGGCGATTATACAGTTAATTTTACAGCATCTTTAACAGACGTTAACTATGCTGTTACTGGAACTGCTACTGAAGATGCAACAAATAGAGCTGCTAGAGGTATTTCTGTTTTTACTCATAATACAGGATCATGCCAAATTAAAACTAATCCAGGAAACAGTGCAACAGCAGTAGATTGTCAGTATGTTGAAGTTGCTATACTTAGATAGGAATACTAATGAACCAAAGAATTATATATCCAAATGACGAAGGCGGAGTATCTATTATTATTCCTGCCGCAGAATGTGGCTTAACTATTGAGGAAATTGCAGCCAAGGATGTTCCTTCAGGTAAAGAGTATGAGATTGTGGATGTTTCAGAAATTTCTTCTGATCGAACATTTAGAGATGCGTGGGAAAAAGAAGGAAAATCTATTATAACTAACCTTACTAAAGCTAAGTCCATAGCGCATGAAAAACGTAGGATTGCTCGAACTGCTGAATTTGCTCCTTATGACGAAGTCATTATGAAGCAGATTCCTGGCAAAGACTCACAAGTAGCGGAAGCAGAACGACAGAAGATTAGAGATAAGTATGCCTTGTTGCAGCAACAAATGGATGCTGCTCAGACCGTTGAAGAATTAAAAGCCTTATTACCAAAGGAATAAAAGATGGCTAACAAAACCTATCTTGAACTAGTAAATGATGTGCTTGTAAGGCTGAGAGAAGCAGAGGTTCAGACTGTTTCTCAGACTGCTTACAGCAAGTTAATCAGTAAGTTTATAAATGATGGAAAACGTCAAGTAGAAGACGCATTTGATTGGAATGCTCTACGGGCTACTATTGCTGTTAATACTACAGCAGGAGCATATAAGTATACCCTAACAGGTGCTGGTATTAGATTTAAGGTTATTGATGTTATCAACGACACAGATAACTATAAACTAGATGCTGCTAATACTTCTTACATGAACGAGTTGTTCTTGTCTAATCCTCCTAATGCTGCTCCTCAGTACTATAACTTTAACGGAGTAGACAACAGCAACGATACTCAGGTAGATATTTTTCCTATCCCTGACGCAGTCTATAACATTAAGTTTAACGTAATTAAACCACAAGATGAACTAAGTAGCAATACAGATGTACTGTTGGTTCCTAATGAGCCTGTAATATTTTATGCCTATGCAAGAGCATTAGCAGAGCGTGGTGAGGATGGTGGTTTAATCTCTGGAGAGGCTTACCAACTGTATTTACAAAGCCTTGCAGACCATGTTGCAATTGAATCTGTTCGTGTCTCTCCTGATAATACTTGGGTTTCATACTAATGGCTGAACAAATATCTGCATCTAGCATTGCTGCTCCAGGCTTTCTGGGTATCAATAGCCAAGATAGTCCTACACAGTTAGACTCTGGCTTTGCTGCTCAGGCTTATAATTGTGTTATTGATCGCTATGGTCGTATTGGTGCTCGTAAAGGCTGGTCTAAAGTTAATGCTACTAATGCAGATTTAGGCACTGCTAACGTACAATTTATCTTTGAGATGACTGAAGCTGGAGGCAATAAGTTATTATCTGCTGGTAACAATAAACTGTTTACTGGAACCTCTACATTAACCCGTATGATGGTTCGTAACCAACCAAATACTGCTGACCTAGCATACACAATTACTGCAGATAACTGGCAAGGAGCCGCTATTCTTTATGGTGAAGGATCTGATGCTAAATCTCATGCCTACTTAGCACAAGCAGCACATGAACTACTGGTTTACCACGAACTACCTGTATCTGGTTCTGGTGCTACCTTTAATACTACGGTTACAACAGGCGCAATTACTTCAATTACAGTTAATGCAGCAGGCTCTGGATACAATGTTGGAGATGTTCTAACTATCTCTGGAGGTGGTGGTAACGCTACAGTAACGGTTGCTACTCTGTCTGGTACTGGCGTGGCTACAGTAACTATTACAACCGGTGGTACAGGATATTCAAACGGCACAGGAGTTGCCAGCACAGTAACTACTAATGCTAATCCACATGGTCACGGTGGTTCATTCGGGTTTCAAAGAGTAGGGGATGTAGGTTCTTTACCTCCTGGTTATACTACTACTGAATTTAAACCTAACTGTGCTCTAGCAGCCTATGGTAGAATTTGGGTGGCAGACATTTCTGGGGATAGACAAACAATCTACTTTAGTCGTTTACTGGACGGATCAGACTTTAGAGGCGGTGACTCAGGCTCTTTAGGTCTTAACTCTGTCTTTCCTAATAACGATAAAGTAGTGGCCTTAGCAGCGCACAATGGATTTCTAATTGTCTTTGGACAAAAGAACATTGCTATCTATGCTAATCCGATTGATGTAACAGCCCTAACATTATCAGAGTTTATTCCTAATGTTGGGTGTATTGCTAGAGACTCTATAGTATCAACTGGTACGGACTTGTTGTTCTTGTCTGATTCTGGTATTCGAAGCCTTGGTAGGGTTATTCAGGAGAAGTCATTACCATTCAGGGATGTCTCTAAGAATGTGCGTGATGAGTTTACGCAGAAGGTAACTAGCGAGACAAACAAGGATAATATCAAGGCCATCTACTCAGAGATCAATGCTTTTTATCTGGTTGCACTGCCTACGGTTAAAGAAGTATATTGCTTTGATATGAGAAACTTCTTGCAAGACGGCTCATCTCGTGTTACAGTATGGAATAAGATTGAACCAAGATCTTTCTGTATAGACAGTAATAAAGATTTACTGATTGGCAAGGCCGGTTATATTGGTAAATACGGTACATACCTTGATGACACAGCCACTTATCGGTTACAATATTATACTCCCTATTTTGATTTAGGTCTAACTACTGTAGAAAAGATTCTAAAGAAAACTGACTGGATTATTATTGGTGGTCCTAATCAAAACATTGCTATTAAGTGGGCTTTTGATTATTCAGATGCTTACCGTTCTAATACAATGACTATATCTTCTGCTTCTGTAGCCGAGTATAATATTGCTCAGTATAATATTGATGAGTATGTTTCTGGTATTGTTATCGCAAAGATAGCATCTCAGTTAGGTGGCGCAGGAACAGCTATGCAGTTAGGATTAGAAACAGAAATAAATCAATCCCAGTTTTCAATTCAAAAGATTAATGTATTTGCCAAACCTGGCAAGAATGTTTAAGGAGATTAGACTGTGAGTAACTATACAAAAGCAACTGACTTTGCATCTAAAGATGCTCTGCTTAGTGGTAATCCATCCAAGGTTATTAAAGGCACAGAGATTGATACGGAGTTTAATGCTATTGCTACTGCAGTATCAACTAAAGCCGACTCAACATCCCCAACACTTACTGGAACTCCTTTAGCACCTACTGCATCTGCAGCAACTAATACTACACAGATTGCTACTACTGCATTTGTTGGTACTGCTGTTACCAATGAACGTACTGCAAGTGTTACATTAACTAATAAAACTTTAACTAGCCCTACAATTAATACTGCTACAATTAGTAGCCCAACAATCAGCAGTCCTTCGATGACTAGTGTTTCTATCACTAGCGGAACTATTACAGGCATTACAGATATTACTGTTGCTGATGGCGGTACAGGTCGAAGCACATTGACTGCTAATAATCTGTTAGTTGGTAATGGAACATCTGCTGTAAACTTTATTGCCCCAGGAACTAGTGGAAACGTGTTAGTTTCTAACGGAACTTCTTGGTCTTCTTCTGCTGTCCCTTCTACTATTACACGAGCAACTTCTCAAGCAACAACTTCTGGAACTGAATTTGATTTTACCGGTATTCCTTCAACCGCAAAGCGCATTACAGTAATATTTAATGAAGTAAGTTTAAGTGGTTCAGATAATTTACTTGTCCAAATTGGAGATGCTGGCGGCTTTGAAACTACTGGATATACAAGTGCATCTTCAACAGGAGCAGTAACTACAGCAACTAATGGATTTATTGTTAGAATAAACAGTTCATCAATGACTGCTTCCGGAACTATGACAATAGTAAATGTAAGTGGAAATATTTGGATAAGTAGTCATGTAGTTGCACGATCTGGAACAAGCGAAACACCTGTCGGTGGAGGTACAAAAACCCTTTCAGATGTTCTAACACAGATCAGAATTACTAGAACAGGAACTGATACATTTGATGGTGGTTCTGTAAACATTATTTATGAGTGATATGATCCAACATCATTTCTCTGATAATTTATATGCTAAAGAGTGCCACTTTCCTAAAGGTGCTCAGTTAGTGCAGCATAAACATAATTACGATCATTTGTCTATTTTAGCAAAAGGCAAAGTAGTTTTAGTAGAAGGCGATAAAGAAGAGATTATTGAGGCTCCTGCCTGTATCAATATTAAGGCAGACAAGCATCATGGAGTATTAGCATTAGAAGATTGTGTGTGGTTCTGTATTCATGCAACTGATGAAACAGATGTTGATAACATTGATAAAGTTTTAATTAAGGAGTAAGTTATGCCAATTACAGCGGCATTAATTGGAGGCGGGGCGGCATTAGGCGGTGCATTACTTTCAGGGTCTGCTGCAAGATCTGCGGCTTCATCTGCAGCAAATGCACAAAAGAAAGCAGCACAGTTGTCTGCTCAGGCTTCTGCATTTAGACCAGTAGGAATGACTACTAGGTTCGGTACATCTGCTTTTGATATTACTACCGATCCTAAGACTGGTTTACCAACACTAGCTGGTGCTAGTTACACAGCATCTCCTGAGATTGCTGCTCTACAGGACAGACTTGCTGCTCTGTATGGTACTAGTCTTGGTCAAGCAGAACAAGCACAGGCTTTAGGAGCACCTCTAGGAGCCGCTGGTCAGGGCTTATTTGGTCTTGGTGCTCAATATCTAGCCACTTCTCCAGAGGCTGCTAGACAGCAATATATGTCTGAGCAGATGGCTCTACTTGATCCTGTTCGTGCTCGTGAAGAACAGCGTCTTGCTTCTACTGTGTTTGGCAGAGGTCGTGCTGGTCTAAATATTGGATCTGCTGGTCAGCCTGAGTTGTTTGCACTAGCACAGGCTCGTAGAGAACAAGAACTCAAACTAGCAGCACAGGCAGAACAAGCCGCACAACAGCGTATTGGCTTTGGTGCTGGTCTCTTTGGTACAGGCGCTAACTTAATTGGTACTCAGTATGACCTTCAGACTAAGGCACTTGCTCCGTTCCAGACACAGTTTGGATTAGCACAGTTGCTTGAGCAGGCAGCACAACAGCCTCTTGATATCAGTGCTCAATTAGGTGGTAGGTCTGCTACTGCTGGTGCTAACGTAGGTAAGTATCTGTTAGAAGGTGGTTTAGCTTCTGCTAAGACACAACTTGGTGGTAATTTAATTGGTCCTTCTTTAATGGCTAATACTTTATCAAAATTAGACTATGGTAACTTATTTAATCAGTTAATGGGTCCTGGAGCAGGAACACAACAGTATACTTATGGCGCTGATTTTATGCCTTATGGTACTAGTTACGGAGAGTAAATAATGGCTATTCAATCTTTATTTGGTCCTTCAATCGCAGACATTCAAGAACTGCGTAGACAACAAGCAGAAAAAGAGATAGCAGGTGCTGGTCAGGAGTTTGGTGTATTTGCTCCTTTGTACCAAGCCGGTCTGCGTTTTGGTAATCAGGCTGTTAGTGGTATAAATACTTTAATGGGCGCTCAAGACCCAATGCTAAAGAAAGCTACAGATATTCAGTCTGTGTTATCTAATTATCAAGGACAAGACTTGACTAGTGGTAGCGTCCTTGGTAAAATTTCCAATGATCTTGCAAAACTTGGATATACTAGAGAAGCATTTGGATTAGCGCAAGAAGCACAATCTACA